ACCATTAACAGGTTTGGTAACGATTGGAGTATTAACTGGTTTGTTGAGTTCGTTTTCGATAGCATCTTTTCTATCTAAACGGTTAATTTCTCTGGTTAAGGAATCGAATTCCTTTTCCATATCGGCATATTTAGCATCATCTTCAACGCTTAATACACCATCAGTGTTTCTGTGAGAATCAAGGAAGGAATTCATCGCATTCCAAAGATTCGCACGTTTAGTAACTAATTCTTGCTTAGTCATAAAGTGATTTCCTCCATTAAATGAATTTTTTGATAGTTGTGAGCTTGTTTTTGAGTTCGTTAATGTTCCTGCCTGTTTTCACTTCTTTTCGTGTCTTAGAAGCGATTTTATTAACAAGTTGCATGTCGAATTCTTTAGAAGCGAATGCATATGCCTCCACTGGCGATTCCTTCTTAGAGTCTTCTAAAATGCCATCAGCGAAATGAAGCTCGATTGCTTTTTTAGCGTTCATCCACGTTTCACTCTCCATCAAATGAGAGAGAACTGCTCTTGATTGACCAGTTTTGATTTCATAGGCATTGATAATCGATTCTTTGACTTCATCTAAGATGTCGATTGCCTTTGCCATGTCGTTATGGTCACCAAAAGCCATCATGGAAGGGTTATGAATCATCATTAAAGCCGTAGGTGCCATGAGAACTTTATTTCCTGCCATAGCAATGACAGAAGCTGCACTAGCAGCAATACCATCCACCTTAACCGTGACTTCACCCTGATAATCCATGAGCATTGAATAAATTTGACTTGCGGCGATACAGTCACCACCGGGTGAGTTAATCCAGATTGTGATTGGGCCACTACCACTAAAGAGTTCTTCTTTGAACATCTTCGGAGTAATGTCATCATCAAACCAAGATTCACTAGCGATGGTTCCATCGAACTCAAGTACTCTTTCCTCTACGCCCGCTTCGTTTGTCACCTTTATCCAGTTCCAAAACTTCTTCATCGGTGTCATCCTCCTTATTGTTATCTGCGTAAGCACCCGCCTTATTGAGTGGGAGCATATTGCCATTTACTAAATAAAGATCCCCACCATCTTCAGCAGGGATTAAATCCATATTCTCTAAACCTCTGATATCGTTGGCGGACATCCATCCGTTTTGTCTTGCTACAGCGTAGCCTTGCATACGGGATTGATAATCGCCACGGAGCAAACCTTCGACATTGAATTTAAAGAAATATTTATTTTTCTCGTCTTTGGAAAGCAAAGCTTTATTGAGTGATTGTTCCCAACGAATAATCCAAGGATCCAACGTGTACTTCACGAATTCGAGGGATTGCTGCTCAATATTAGAAAAGCTCGACTTCTCTAGGTCTCCAATCATGTGTGGTGGGATTCTAAAGATTCGAGCGATTTCATTAATTTGGAATTTTCTAGTTTCCAAGAATTGTGCTTGTTCTGGAGAAATGGAAATCGGAGTGTATTTCATTCCTTCTTCTAAAACAGCGACCTTACCACTATTACTAGAACCACCAAACTGAGATAGCCACGCTTCTCTTACTTTAGTAGGGTCTTTTATGGTTCCCGGGTGTTCTAGGACACCGGAAGGAGCTGCTCCATTAGCGAAGAACTTCGAGCCATACTCTTCAGTGGCAATAGCTAATCCAATAGCATTCTTTGCCATCGCGATTGGGGAATACCCGACCAATCCATCAAAGCCAAGTCCCGGAATATGAAGAACGTCTTCTTTCCTTAAAGGAATGTAACCAGCTTCTTGTGGCTTTCCTTCATCGACCGACTTGGAATAAAGATAGAAAATTTCGCCATTCTCATCTCTTTGAACGGTCATCTTGTTAGGCATAAGTGGATATAAGGCCACAATTTCACCCTTACCGTTTCTGATAATTTGAGCGTAGGCATTTCCCCATAAAAGAAGATGAGTCATTAATGTTTCCCTAAAGATGAAACTTGTCATCTCAGGATTTGGCTCATCGTGTAGGAGATAATAAAGCGGATTATTTACCGCTTTCTCTTTCGAGTTGTTATCTCCATATTTGTAAAAATGTAGAGGTAAGCCAGCGACTGCTTCCGCTAGGATTCTGACACAGCTATAAACAGCGGTCATTTGCATTGCACTTCTCTCAGTGACAACTTTTCCACTAGATGAATTGCCTAAGAAAAATGCAAAAGATGAACCAACTGTTCTGTCATCAACTTTCGGTATCTTTTTTCTGTGAAAAATTCCCATAATTACCTCCAATTAAATAAAAAGGAGCCCTCTACTGTCATAGACAGAAGCTTGAGTTCCTTGATTTCTGATTGCTCTATCAAGAGCCATAACTAATGCCACGGCTCCGTCAATCTTCTCGATGGACTTTGATTTATCCATCTTTAAATTTCCGGCGGGATCAACTCTTACGCAAACGTTATCCATGTTCCAATTAAGAACTGGGTGTCCGTTATGTCGCAGTTTCCCACTTAGGACTAAATTCATCAGTTCTTTCGTTGGTGGGGACATATCTTTAAATCCCTGACCAAAGGGAATAACTGTAAACCCTAAATTATTGAGGTCTTGGCTCATTTGAACCGCACCCCATCTATCAAAGGCGATTTCTTTGATGTTGTAGACTTTGCCTAGTTCATCAATGAATTCTTCTATGAAGCCATAATGGATAACATTGCCTTCAGTGGCTTGTAAAAATCCTTGTTTTTCCCAAAGGGAATAATTGACATGGTCTTTGGCCACTCTTCGTTCCATGTTTTCTTCCGGGATCCAGAAATAAGGAAGAACATAATAATGCTCATCTTCACTGGTTGGAGGGAACACCAAAACAAAGGCGGTAATATCGGTGGTACTTGATAAGTCTAGCCCACCATAGCAGACTCTTCCTTTTAGGAAATCTGGAGTGTAATCAAACTTACACGCATTCCATTTTTCCATTGGCATCCATCTTACTGATTGCTTAGTCCATTGATTGAGTCTAAGTTGACGGAATGTATTCTCTTCCGCTGGATTTTGTCTAGCAGATTCACACGCCACTCTCACTTTTTCGATATCAACGGTAATGCCTAATGATGGATTAGCCTTCTTCCAAACTTTAGGGTCAGTCCAATCATCATCCATCTCCGCACCATAGATAACTGGATAGAAAGTCACATCGTGTTTTCTTCCGTCTAGGATGTCTTTTGCCTTTTGATGAACTTCATAGCAGATACTTTTAGTATCAGACCCTGCAGTTGTAATTAAAAAGTAGAGAGGTTGCTGTCTAGCATCACCACTACCTTTGGTCATAACGTCAAAGAGTTTTCTATCTGGTTGGGTGTGTAATTCATCAAACACAACACCATGGATATTAAATCCGTGCTTGCTATATGCTTCAGCGGATAACACCTGATAGAAACTATTCGTAGGAAGATAAGTGATTCTTTTTATGGAAGCTTGTATCTTGCATCTTTTTGCTAATGCTGGACACATGCGAATCATATCTGAGGCTACGTCAAAGACGATGGTCGCGTTTTGCCTATCAGCGGCACAACCATAAATCTCAGCTCTTTCTTCCTGATCACCGCAAAGTAGATAAATTGCTATAGCGGCGGCTAATTCTGACTTCCCCTGCTTCTTAGGGATTTCAACATAGGCCATATTAAACTGGCGATAACCGTTAGGCTTAACAATACCAAATAGGTCACGGATTATTTGTTCTTGCCAATCAATAAGCTCGAACTTTTCTCCAGCCCATATACCTTTGGTATGACATAGCTGTTCAATAAAGCTAACAACGAAATCTGCCTTCTTTTTATCGTACTTGGAGTCCTTAGCCATGAATTTGGTAGGAGTATACTTCTTAAGCTTTCGCATTTGGTTCAACTTCTATCACTAAATCGTTATAGGCTAATTTCTCTCCATTACGAATGCAGTAAACACCATCGGCATCGTGAGTGTTTTCAACGTATCTGCGAAGAATAACTGATGCATATTTTTCATCGAGTTCCATCGTATAGCAGATACGGTTTGTTAATTCACAAGCCATGAGGGTGCTACCGCTACCACCAAAGGTATCGACAACAATCGCATTCTCTTGTGAACTGTTTTGAATTGGATAAGAAAGAAGGTCTAATGGCTTTGATGTTGGATGGTTTTCATTGCGTTTTGGTTTTTTGAAATTCCAGATGGTTGTTTGCTTTCTATCACTGTACCAATGGTGAGTTCCATTTTTCAAAAACCCGTAAAGCACGGGTTCGTGCTGCCATTGATAGTCACTTCTTCCTAAAACTAAGGAGTCTTTGACCCATATGCAACAGCCTGCAAGATGGAATCCAGCTTCTTCAAAAGCAACACGGAATTTGGTGCCTTCTGTATCTGCATGGAAGCAATACGCACTAGCACCTGGTTCTGCGTGTTCAACTAAATTAACAAACGCACCGTAGAGGAAGTTAACAAAGTTATCTCCTTTAAGGAAATCGTTCTTAATAGTTAAACCAGAGCTGGATTTAAAGTTCACACCATAAGGTGGGTCAACCAATATGAGATTGGCCCTTTTACCATCCATTAACGAGTTAACGTCATCTGGATTAGTGGCATCACCGCATACGAGACGGTGTCTTCCAACAATCCAAACATCACCTCTTTTAACAAATGAGGCTTTTTCTAAAGCGGCAGATAAATCGTAGTCATCATCTTCCACTTCCACTTCGGTCTTAAAGAAATCGTTTAATTCTTTTTCATCAAAACCAGTAAGCGAGATATCAAAGTCAGAAGCTTGTAAGTCTTCCAATTCAATCTTTAGTAATTCTTCATCCCAACCAGCATCTAAAGCTAAACGGTTATCAGCGATAACATAAGCTTTTCTTTGAGCTGGTGTGAGGTAGTTTTCTTTAATGCACGGAACTTTATCAAAACCTAATCTTTGAGCAGCGATTAATCTGCAGTGGCCTGCGGTAATCACGTACTCATCCGTGATAAGAATAGGATTAATAAAACCGAACTCTTTTATACTGGCCATGACCTTTTGAATCTGTTCTTCAGTATGAGTTCTGCTGTTATTCGCGTAAGGGATAAGTTTTTTAACTTCTACAAGTTCGTATTCGAGTAAATTTGGCTCTTTCATAATAAACCGACCTCCCCGAATCTCTCGAAACCACCAAGACCTCTAATGAAATCTCTAGCAATTTCCACTATTTCTGCGTATGGTCTTCCATCAACATATTCATCACCAATAGCACAGGAAATACTGACTGGTTCTCCAGTCTCTTGAGCTTTTAAGAAAGCATAGATATTTACTGACACGTCAGCTTTGCTGAGGTCCTTGCCATGAAGGCCACCACCAGTGACTGAATCTGCCATATCAGATCCAAGCTTGCGATTAGTACAGCCAACATCAACAGAGGTGCCTCCAGTCCAATCTCCTAAAGGATTTATAATCGCATTAGGATACATTTTCTTAAGGTCGCTTGTTTTCGCATGGCTCTGACAAATAATGAGCTTCTTTCCATCGAGTACATATTTGCCATCAAATGGATACTTAAAAGTAATCTTGTTTGCGATGTCCACGAGTTCTCTTTGCTCTTTGGTGACAGGGCAACCTTTAAATATGCCATTGTCTGCACATCTAATTTGCCCTTCTTGGTTTCTAGAAAGCAAAGGGTCTTGTGGGACTTCTAAATAATCAACTTCAACCTCACCTGCGATTCTCTTTACCGCTTTCTTGATTTTAGCGATATCAAGAACCACCGAAGTTTCCGCGATAATGTGACATTTTCCATGTCCAATTAATACTTCCACCGCTATGCGTGGGTTCTCTTCTAGCTGGTAAGCCATATCGACTAAAGCACCAGCAATTCTATCCGCAGTCTTATCTGGATGGAATTTATTACAACGCTCGTATGCCATAGGCATTCCTCCTTTTATCAATTTTTACCTATACTGAATAACTAGTTATTGAGTATAGACATCAAAAAGCCCCATTTTTCGTGGGGTTTTAGTGCTTATTATTAGACTCTTGAGAATTTATTCTCTAAGAGACAAATAATAAATTAAGCCATATAGATAACTGAATCTCCAAATTGTGATTCAATATAGCTTTTGATGTTTTCTTGTTTTAAGGCTTCAACTAGAACTTTTGTTTTTTCAGCTTCTTGTTTGCCTTCTTTAACAGCGATGACATTCGCCATGGTTTTAGCGATTTCAGATTCTTTATCTTCTGTAACCAAGCAGCGGCTCACTACTCCTGAAGATAAAGCATAGTTGCCGTTAATAACAGCATAAGCACAGTCGCTTAACATGAGCGGAATGTTCTGAGCTTCAACTTGTACGAGATTTGCAGTGGCCATTCCAGTTTCTTCTAAAAGTTCCACTGCTCTTTCGTAATTTGACTTATCACTAGGAACGATGACTTTGTCACCTCTTTCAAAAGAACCTAGCGTATTTTTATTGCCACCATAGATACCCATTGGTTCAAAGTGAACATCAAGAACAGGGACCAGATGTGTCCCATTAGATTCATTAAATTCGTTTAGATAAGGTTTGTGTTGGAAATAATTCGCATCAAGCTCACCATTTTCTAAGGCATAATTTGGAAGGACATAATCATTAAAGACTTTAATTTCCAATTCATAGCCTTTTTCGTTAATGTAACCTTTGGTTTGTTCCAAGATTAAAGCATGGGGAGTTGAACTTGCTCCCACTACGATTGTTTGGTTTGATTCTTTGCATCCTGCTAGCGTAAGCACAGGCAAGCAGGCAAGTATGAGAAACTTTAGTGTTTTATGCATAGGCACCTCCATAAAAGAAACCTGACTAACAGGTTATTAATGATTTGAATTAAGCAAACAATAATCACAATTATCACTACATCAATTGCGATGATATTCCAGTTAAAACGCTGGAAGCCAAAAATAATGGCATGGCTACCAATGCCACCTCCACCAACTACTCCAGCCATAGCGGAATAACCGATGATATTAATCAAGCTAATACCGACCGAATTAACTAGATAAGGAACCTTACAGGCCCACTTAATTCTTACGATAATCTTAAGATTACTAGCTCCATCAATCTTAGCGGCCTCGACAATTGAATAGGGAACTTCAGATAGAGCTTCTTCCACTAATCGAGCCTCAAAAGGAATGGCACAGATTGTTAAAGGCACTATCATCGCTGTTGTTCCTATTGCGGTTCCGATTAATAGCCTCGTGAAAGGAAATAAAAATACCACCAAAAGAATGAATGGTATGGAACGGCCAATGTCGATGATTCTGTTTAAAATAAAGTTTGCTATTCGAGAAGGAAATAATCCTCCTGGTCTTGTTTCGCTGACTAAAGAGCCAAGCGGTAAAGCTATGACCCAAGAGATAATCAAAGAAACAAAGGACATGTATAAAGTTTCTATTGCGGCATCAAACATCTCCTTTATCTCCTTTACAAAGTAAAAGCACCCGAAGGTGCTGTTCTAATTGTGTTTAAGCCTAGTTTTCCCAAGGGCTGTTAAGCCATTTAACAAGCTCTCTTGATGAGTCAGTTTCAAATAGAGGTTCGTCGGAATGGAATTCTCCATCTGGTGTTCTTCCATAAACCGCGTATCTGCTCTTATTCCAGCAACAGTCAATTTGGATGGTAAACATCACGTTACCAGTTTCCAAGTCAGCAAATCTAAAATCGTCATACAATGGCCCATTTAGTGGACAGTTGTTTTTGAACCAAACATACCAGTTTTCGATGTCAACCTTACCACCACGTTTGACTTGTTTAATGATGTTACCCATCTTTTTGGTTTTGTTAGCTAAGCTGCTATCTTTGCAGAACCAATCGTACCAACCGGCTAATATTTGGGTTCTAACATCAGCGTCATCGAAGTTGCCTTCCATGAATTCATCAATCCAACGGAATAGTCTTAATCTGTCTTGCATTACCAGCCACGCTCCTTTCTTTCAAATTCAAAGCAGGAGTCGCTGTATTTCTTCCAGATTGGATTGTCTTTGATATCCTCATCTCTGAACATGCGAATGTCTGCTCTTACTTCATTGAAGTAATCAAGGAGACTGGTATCTCCTTTTTCCCTCCATATTTCCTTACCATGATGGTAATAAACATATTCTTGAGTCTTAGGAGCGTATCCTAATTGGTTCTCTTTTCTTTTGCCTTCAGTTACTAAGTACATTATTTCAACCCCCTCCAAAGCTCTCTGAACCATGTAGGTGCGTTTTCGTAATCTACCTCATCCATGGCCAAGCCTTCTGTGATGCAACCGGCCACCACTTTCCACCAGTAATCGAATTCTTCAAATTTGTATTCTGGTTTGCCTTGGTGTTCAAATCCCCACTTGCACATTCTATCGGCTAGGGTATTGAGTCCTTTTTTAGTTTCGATGTGTCTTGCCATACTGTTACCTCTTAGAAAGGAAGAACTTCCCATTTTCCATTAACGAAGCTTCCAAAATGGTACTCAGATGACTTTTTGCACATCTCAAGTTCCTTTTCTTTTTTGGCTTTTCTGTAGGCTTTTTTGTTTACCATTTTTTTCATTTTAAGTACCTCTTTTCTGGTACTCATATATTCGCTCTATTACAAAGTAATAGCAACTTAATAAGACACTACTTTGATACAATTTTTGCGGTTAATTTCCCCTGCTTCTTAGGAGTCTTTCCATCACATCATCCGCAGGGTTTAGTCCGTTGCGATAATCAACAGAACAGTTCTCTTTAACAATCTGATAGATTTGGAGCCAAATTTGTAATGCAGACCTTTGATAGTCAATAGCCATACCAACATATGGTGACCTCATTGGGTTACCGCTTGTTGGGTGTTTGCCTAAGTGACCATATTTGGTAACAGCATCTTCACATTGAATCCATCTAGCGGAGTTCATCGCGAATTGTTGGATGATCTGGACTGGCACCAGCTTCTCGACACCGAGCTGCTTAAGCCACATCCAAGTGTTCTTATAAATATCACCAGCTTGTAGCGTGGACCCATCTCTTTGTATTGCAGATAAGAATTCTGCAGGCTCAGGCATGTCCACTCCTTCCATCTCTACCCCTTCAATCGCATCAGGAACATCAATGACTTTGAGTGGTCTATGACCCGGATTTCCGCTTTCGTTTTTTTC